AGGCGTCGCCCCCCCTGGTCCCTCACAAAAAAGAAAGGCGGCATGATGGCCGGTCGCACAGATCGCCCGCTGTCCGTCGTCAAGGCTGGCGAGACGCCGGCGAAGAAGGCGGCGCCGAGGAAACGCGCGCCGGCCAAGCCGCGGACGTTGGCGCAGGCGGCGAAGCTCTCGCGTAAGACGCTGCTCGAAACGCTGCGCGACAAGATCGCGAACGCCATGGACGATCCGCGCGCGCACCCGCGCGACGTCGGGAATCTCGTCAAGCAGTTGCTCGACGTTCAGAACCAGATCGACGCGCTGGCCGGCAAGCCGGCCGGCGGCAAGAAGGCCGAGCCGTCGGCAGTCGCGGACACCCCGAATGAAGTCTGGGACGAAGACGCGATCTAGGTCGTCGGCCGGCGCGAAGGACGCGACCAGACCGACGACGCCGAAGCCTCGATCGAGGCCGGCCGGCATGGTGGGCCCGAAGCTGTCTGAGGTTGCGCGGCACATCGTGCGGCCGGACGGCATTGTCGGGACCGCGTGGCCGCGCGTGCGGGACACGTGCAAGAACATCGGTTGGACGTTCGATCGCTGGCAGGACGGTCTAGGCCGGCTGATTCTCGCGCTCGACGGCACAGGGCTCTATGCCGCGGACACGTCCGTTATCAGCATCCCCCGACAGGTCGGCAAGACGTACCTGATCGGTTGCATCGTGTTCGCCCTGGCGCTGCTCACGCCTGGGCTGACTGTCATCTGGACCGCGCACCGGACGAAGACCGCGAAGGAAACGTTCGGCTCGATGAAGGCCATGTGTGCAACGCCGTTGGTGAACGCGCACGTGCGGAACGTCAGCGACGCGCGCGGCGACGAGGGAATCTATCTGCATAACGGGAGCCGGATCCTGTTCGGCGCGCGTGAGAACGGTTTCGGTCTGGGCTTCGCCGGCGTCGGAATTCTCGTGCTCGACGAGGCGCAGCGGCTCACCGACAAGGCCATGGACGACCTGATTCCGACGATGAACACCGTCGAGAATCCGTTGATCCTGCTCACTGGCACCCCGCCGCGGCCGACGGACTCGGGCGAAGTGTTCACGATGCTTCGGCAAGACGCGCTCGACGGCGAGTCCGAAGGCACGCTGTACGTCGAGTTTTCCGCGGACGAGGGCGCGCACCCCGACGATCGGGCGCAGCTGCGCAAGGCGAACCCGAGCTATCCGCACCGCACCAGCGAGCGCGCGATTCGGCGTATGCGAAAGAACCTCACCGAAGAGTCATTTCTGCGTGAGGCGTTCGGCATCTGGGACAAGGTGGTTCACCGGCCGGTCGTGACCGCGGCGCGGTGGCGCCGGCTGGAATCGAGCGGGCCGGCTGCCGGCGTGAAGCCGAACGGATTCGGCGTCGACATGTCGCACTCGCGGATGGTGTCGGTGAACGCGGTCTGGCTCGACGGCGACCAGGCGCACACCGAGGAAGTCTGGGCCGGCGACGACACGGACGCCGCGGTGGCGTGGATCGCGGACGCGTGGAAGCGCGCCGGCCGGCGCACGGTGGTTGTCATCGACTCCGAATCGCCGGCTGCGTCGCTGGTCGTCGACCTCGAAAACGCCGGCGTCAACGTCTACGTGACCAGCGCGGCGAACATGGCCGCTGCGTGCGGCGCCGTGGAAAACCGGCTGAAAGCTGGCACTCTTACCCATGGAGGACAAATGTCGGTTACGGACGCAGTGGTGAAAAATGGAAAACGTCGGCCGATCCGCGGCGCCGGCGGTTGGGGCTGGGACCGGCGGAACCCATCGAGCCAGATTCACCAGGCGGTCGCAATGACGCTGGCGCTCTACGGAGCAACGAAGCACAAACGGGCGACGCGGCAGCGTCGATCCGAGACAGGCAGAGAGGCGGTCGTGCTGTGACGGAGGAAACGACGTCGGCGTCGAAGTTCACGTTCCGAATCCCGGAGCTGAACGACGACGTGGTGGACAAGGTGAACGGGCTGTACCAGCAGCTCGTCGATCGCACACCGCGGAATCTGCTTCGAGCATCGTTCTACGACGGCAAGTACGCGATCCGGCAGATCGGCAACCTGATTCCCCCGGAGTATCTGCGGACGGCGACTGTGCTCGGCTGGTCGGCGAAGGCCGTCGACACGCTGGCGCGGCGCTGCAACCTCGAATCGTTCGTCTGGCCGGACGGCGACTACGGCAGCATCGGCGGGCCCGACGTCTGGGACGAGAATTTCTTCGCGACGAAGGCGAACAACGCCATGGTGTCGTCGCTGATCCACGGGCCGGCGTTCCTCATCAACACCGAGGGCGGCGCCGGCGAACCGGACTCGCTGATTCACGTCAAGTCGGCGATGCAGGCAACCGGCGAATGGAACGCGCGTCGGAATGCCATGGACTCGCTTCTGTCGATCACTAGTCGCGACGATCGAGGCCAACCGACCGGAATCGCGCTGTACGAGGACGGCGTGACCGTGACCGCGGACATGGACGACGACGGCGACTGGCACGCCGACGTTCGGACGCACAAGCTCGGCGTGCCCGTCGAGGTTCTGCCGTACCACCCGCGGGAGGACCGGCCGCTCGGATCGAGCCGCATCACCCGGCCTGTCATGTCGCTTCAGCAGCGCGCTCTCAAGGGCTGTATCCGCATGGACGGACACGCCGACGTCTACAGCTTCCCGCAGCTGATCTTGCTCGGCGCCGACGCGAAGAACTTCCGCAACAAGGACGGTTCGATGAAGCCGGCCTGGCAGATCGCGTTGGCGCGCGTGTTCGCGCTGCCCGACGACGAGGACGAACCCGACGCGGCGCGGGCCCGCGCGGACGTGAAGCAATTCCCGGCGTCGAGTCCACAGCCGCATATCGAGATGCTGGAACAGATCGCGATGATGTTCAGCGGCGAGACGTCGATTCCGGTGGAATCGCTCGGATTCTCGAATCGCGCGAACCCGACGTCGGCCGACGCGTATATCGCGTCGCGCGAAGACCTGATCGCCGAAGCCGAAGGCGCGACGGACGACTGGTCGCCGGCGTTCCGCCGATCCATGATCCGCGCGCTGGCGATCAAGAACGGGCTCGACCGGATCCCGCCCGAGTGGAAGACGATCGACGCGAAGTTCCGGTCGCCGCTGTACCTGTCGAAGGCGGCGCAGGCCGACGCCGGCGCGAAGATGCTCGGCGCGGGCCCGGAATGGCTCAAGGAAACCGAAGTCGGGCTCGAATTGCTCGGGCTCACTCCGCAGCAGGTGAAACGCGCGCTGGCCGAACGCCGGCGCGCTAGCTCGGTCTCGATCATCGAGGCGCTGAGCCGCCGGCAGCAGGAAGCGGCGCAGGCCGGCGAGGACCAGGACCAGGGCGCCGGCGAGCCGCCGGCCAACGAGCCGCCGGCCGCGCTGGGCCGGCCGACGCTGGTCGGCTAAATGTCGATCGGCGTTCCTGAGTTCCGCGGCGCGTTGCTCGAATTGGGCAGCGGGCTCGATTCCGACGTCCGCAAAATGTCGACGGCACTCGCGCGGCTCGACGACGGCGACGCGCTGCGCTATGTGTCCGACGCGTATCCCGAAATCGTGACGCCGTACCTGGCCGCGGCCGGCGACCTGACCGCGACGTGGTATGAGGACCAGCCGGCGGCGCTCGGCGCGAAACCGTTCATCGCTCAGCCGGCCGAGCTGCCGGCCGTCGAGCAATTGGCGGCGAATGGACGCTGGGCGATCACCCAACAGTCGCCGACGTCGGCGCTGGAAGGCACCAGCCGCCGGCAGCTGTTCAAGACGCACCGCGAGACTGTGCTCACCAACGCCGACCGCGAAGGCGTGCGCTGGGCCCGCGAGGCGCGTCCGGGCGCGTGCGGATTCTGCCGGATGCTCGCAACCCGGATCCTGACCGAAGGCGAGCTCGGGGCGCCTGGGCTGTATCGGTCGAAGCGCTCGGCTCGGCGCAACCCGCACCGCTTCAATTCCGTTCGAGGCCACGACTTCTGTCGCTGCGTCGCCGTCCCGATCCGCGGCGGATCCGACTACGTGGTCCCGGACTACGTGCATTCGTGGTTGGAGGACTACGAGGCCGTTTCTCGCGACGCCGACGGATACCTCCACCCACCTGGCAAGATCGCCGCGCTGATGGAGGACCGCGCCAAGGCGCGCGGCGAACTGTTCGGCGTCGACACCGAATCGAGCCTGATTCGCCGGCCGCGGCGCCGGCGCGGGCCCGAAGTCGTCGACCTCGACGCACCAGCGCGCGCGATCGAGGCGCCGGCCGGCGCAGTCCGTGACCGGGTGGCCGGCGCGCAGCGTTTCACGCAGCGCAACGCGATCCAATTCGAGAACGCCGTTCAGCCGGTCGCTGACCGCGTGGCGCAGGCGCAGGCGATCGCCGAACGCGCCGACGAAATCGTGTCCACCGCGGCGCGCGTGACCGGACACGTCAAGCAGGTGACCGACGTCGCCGACAAGTTGCTCGGATCGCAGTATCCGGCGATCCGCAGCGTGAAGGTACTCGTCGACGCGGCCGACAAGGGACTCCGCTCGGCGAACCAGGTCACCGGCGGCGCCGTGCAAGTCGCTCGGGTCGCCGACCGGACACTTCAGGACACCGTGACGATCGCGCACGGCGTCCGACAGGTCGCCGACGAGGTAGGCGGATTGCTCGACGAGACCGCGGCGATCGCGCTCGGCGCACGCGCGCTGCTCACCGACGCCGGCGCCGCGGCGCGCAACACCGCGGCCGAGCTGCGCAACGTGCGCAGCGTCGACGACCTGGCCGAGCGAGTCACCGCGGCTGTCGACACCGCGGACGGCATCCAGGCCGAAGGCGCCGCGCTCGTCGAACGGGCCCGCGCAACCGTCGACGCGACACAGGACTTCGGCCGCGCTGTCATCACCGAGCTACCGGAAGCGCTGCGGGCCCCGGTCGCCGACATGCAGGAGCTCGCGCAGACCGTGCGCAATCTCGCTGCCGACGTCGAGCACGCCGGCGCGGACGCCGGCGCCGTGGCGCGCAGTGTGCGCCGGCTGGTCGACGCGCTGCGGGACTACCGGCGCGCTGAGCGTGCCACCGAGACAACCGCGGCGATCGAGGCGCGGCGCGGGCCGATCCGGGTTACCTCCGAACGGCTCGACCTCACCGACGCGACTTGGGAACTGCCGGCCGGCGAAGGCCGGCTGGCGATCGAGGCACCGGAACGGCAGCTGGCACTCAACCGGAAGCCGGCGCCGCTGGCGATCGAGGGCCCGCGGCAACCGCGGATGCTCACCGCGGCGCCGGACCGGCCGGCGATCGAACCGCCGGATCCGCACGATATCGCCGCGTGGCTCGACGCCGAGGACGAGCACTGGCACGCCGTCCAATACTGGCGCCGAGTCGACGACGAGAACCTTCATTCGCTGCCGCCGGCCGAGCGGATCCCGGATCGGCCGGCCGCGCCGGAACCGCCGGCCGCTGTCACGACGCCACCCGTCGAGATTCCGAACGATCCGGCGCCCGTGTCCAGCGTCCAGGCCGTCGAGCGCGCCGGTGAAACCGAGCTCGATCGCGCGGTCCGTGAGTTCGAAGAGGCGCTGGCGACCGGCGACGAAGCGCTCATCGAGCGCACCGCGGCGGCGATGGAACGCGCCGAAAAGGCAGAGCTGGCAGCGGCCGAGCGCAAAGCCAAGGCCGCTGCACGACGCGAGGCGGCGCGCACCGCCGACCAGGACCGGATTTTCGAGCTGGTCGAGGCCGGCGAGGATCCGCAGCTGGCAGAAGCCGAAGTGCTGACGTCGAACGCCGACGGGCGCCGGCGGATCAAGAAGGTGATGGCCGAGCACCCGACGTGGAGCGAGGAATCGGCGCGGCGCACCGTCCACAACCACATTCTCGAGCGGATCCGCCGGCGCGACTTCATGGCGCAGGCGCGCGCCGACGGACACGAGGGCAAAGGATTCGACGACCTGCTCGATTCCGTGTTCGCGCGGCGCGTCGACGAAATCTACATCGAAGCCGAGAACGCGACCCGCGGGCACATGGTCAAGAGCAAGTACCAGCTGACGTTCGACCCGAAGCGACTCTGGTACGTCAACGAGACCACCGCGCGCAAATACATGTCCGAAGAGTTGGGCAACTGGTTCGATGAGAACGGCCGGATCACCCGGCCGATCATGAGACAGATGATTTTGGACGGCTCGACGAACTTCAGTTCGTACACCGCGCTCGTAGGGGACTTCGTGCAATGACATTCCGAGAAGAAGCCGAAGCCGCACTACGCGCTGGTCAGAACGCCGAAATCGGCGACCCGAACCCGTACAACGGGAAGTCACTCGCGCTGGCGAAGTGCTGGCAACGCGGGTACAAGACGATGCTCACGATCCGCACGGCGGCGACGCCGGCGCGACAGAAGTACCTCGAAGGCCGGCAGGATCCGGCCGGCGAAACGTAGCCACACACGACGCTTGCACCGCGACATATGTCGCTTTTGGACATATGCGGGTTAACCTGGCGCTATCCGTTACCGAACGGAACGGACCCACCAGACACCCGAACCGGGAGCAAGCAGCATGGCGAATCAGGCCAACAACGCCGGCGGCGACCAGTCGCAGGCCGGCGAGCAGGACACGCAGAACAACCAGGACCAGGGCGCGGCCGGCGGGAACGGCGGCGATTCTGGTAACCGCGAATACGAGCAGCTGCCAGAGGATCATCCGCTGGTCAAGCGGCTCGAAGCGCTCAAGGCCGAGAACAAGGTTCTGAAGCCGAAAGCGAAGCTCGTCGACGACGCCGAAGAGGCGAAGAAGAGCGACGCGCAGAGGATCGCGGATCTACAGACGAAAGTCGACGCGCTGCCCAAGCAGGTTGCGGCCGGACTTCGCGAGCACCTGGTCGAGTTGCACGGCATCGACAAGGACGACGCCGAACTGTTCCTGACGGGTGACACCCCGGAATTGCTGCTGAAGCAGGTCGCTCGGCTGTTGGAGTCTTCCGGCGCCGGCGGATCCAAGCGCAAGAACTACGTCCAAAAAGAGGGCAACCACCAGCGCAAGCCGGCGGAATCCGAGAACGGCGCATTCGCAAAGTCGCTGTTCGGCGGATCCGACGACTGACGCCGGCGGGCCCCCTCACACAACTACCTGAGAAGGGTCAATTCACATGGCTACGTTCGGTACCGGAAGCCTGAAGAACCTCCCCCGCAACATCGCGGACGGGATGGTGAAAGACGTCGTGCTGGGCTCGACGGTCGCCGCGCTGTCGGCGCGAAAGCCGCAGCGATTCGGCAATGAGGACATCATCACGTTCAACGGCCGGCCGAAGGCTGAGTTCGTGGGTGAGGGTCAACAGAAGTCGAGCACCACGGGCGAGTTCGACTTCGTGACCAGCACGCCGAAGAAGGCGCAGGTCACGATGCGCTTCAACGAAGAGGTTCAGTGGGCCGACGAGGACTACCAGCTCGGCGTGCTTTCGACACTGAGCGAGGCCGGCGCCGAAGCACTGGCGCGCGCGCTGGATCTGGGTCTGTACCACCGGATCAACCCGCTGACCGGAACCGTGATCCCCGGCTGGTCGAACTACCTCGGCGCCGCGAGCAAGCGCGTCGAGCTGACCGCCGACACGATCGCGAATCCCGATCTGGCGATCGAGGCCGCTGTCGGTCTGCTCGTCGCGAACGGGCACCCGACCCCGGTAAACGGTCTGGCACTGCACCCGTCGATCGCGTGGGGACTGTCCACCGCGCGTTTCACCGACGGGCGCAAGAAGTATCCCGAGCTCGGTCTCGGTATCGGGCTGAGCTCGTTCGAGGGAATCAACGCGTCGGTCTCCGACACGGTGAACGGCGGCGACGAGGCCGATCCCGACGATGAGGACTTGGACGGCGCGCGCGCTGTCCGCGGCATCGTCGGCGACTTCGCCAACGGCATCCACTGGGGCGTTCAGCGGGATATCCCCGTCGAGCTCATCAAGTACGGCGATCCCGACGGGCAAGGCGATCTGAAGCGCCACAACCAGATCGCGCTTCGGCTCGAAATCGTCTACGGCTGGTACGTCTTCACCGACCGCTTCGTGGTCATCGAGAACGCCGTCGCGTAACCCGATCCGAACTCACCGCTCGGAAAGGGGCGACACATGCGACTCACGAACGAACACGGCGTCGTCGTCAACGTGCCCGACGCGCTCGGCGACCAGCTGGCAGCGTCCGGCGCCTGGGACGTGCTCGGCGACTCGAAGCCGGCGCGCAAGTCGACGAGCAAGCCGGCGAAGGCCGCGGCGAAGAAGGCCGCACCCGCTGCCAAGCCGGCCGACGTCGCCGACGACCAGGACGACGCCGGCGACGCCGGCGCCGACGCGCAGTAGGGCGGTCGACCATGACCGAGCCGACACCGACGGAACCGGAACCCTTGCTGACCGCAGAGGATTTGGCGCCGTTTGCGACCATCCCGAAGGCCAAGGCCGACGAGATGATCGAAGACGCGCTCGGTTTGGCCGAAGTCCATGCGCCGTGCATCAACGATCCGGGATTCGCGCAGCGCAGGGCCGCGAAAGCGATTCTGCGCGGCGCGATTCTCCGGTGGCACGAGGCCGGCGCCGGCGCCGCTGTCACGAAGAACGCCGGTATCTACGGGCAGACCGTGGACACCCGGCAACCGCGCAAGGCGATGTTCTTCCCGTCCGAAATCGACCAGCTGCGCAAGCTCTGCCGGCCGGACGACGACAACGGCGGCGCGTTCTCGATTGACCTGCTTCCGCAGGACACCGTGACCCACGCCGAAATCTGCTCGATCTACTTCGGCGGCGGGTGCTCGTGCGGCGCGATCCTCACGCAGGGATTGCCGCTGTACGAGAAGAACAACGGTTGGGCGTGATGGACTTCCAGATTCCCGAGCCGTTCGAAGTGACGCACTGGACGCGTCCGAAGATCGGCACAACGCCGGCCGGCCAAACGAAATACGGCGAACCCGTTCCGCGGAAGCGCAACGTCCGCGGATTCGAGCCGGCCGGTGAGCAAGAGATTCGGACGGCGCAGCTGGCCGGCCGACAGGTCACGGAGCTCGTGATGCTCACCGCGCACGGCGATTGGCCGGCCGATTCCGAAGTCGAGCTCTGGGACGGCCGACGGTTCGAAGTCAACGGGCCCGTGAGGGATTACAACCTGGGCCCGTTCGACTTCGAACCTGGCTACGCCGTCGAGTTGAGGAGGGTCAACGATGGGGAAGCTTAAAATCCCGATCAGCGACGACAAGAAGATCCGGCGCAGCTCTGAGGTTCGCAAGGCGTGCCAGAAGATCGGCGCCACGATCGCCGTCACCGCCGGCCGGATCGCCGGCGACTCAGACGGTTACGGCGTCGAGGAAAGCGTCGGATCCGACCGCACGCGCGTCAACGTCTACGCGCAACACAACAAGACCGTGAAGGCGGAAGCCGGCGCGACGCCACCGCTTCAACAGGCCGCGATGCGAGTCCGCAAGTGACCGCACCGGAGATGGTCGGACCGACCATGGAACCCGCGATCGCGTGCCGCGCATACCTGATGCGCCGGCTCGACGACCGCGGAATCGACTTGCCTGTCGGCGCAACGCCGCCGGACGGCAAACCGACGCGTTACGTGCTGGTGAATCAGGTTGATTCACGCCGGCGCGGACCCGTCGCGGACTACCTGATCCGCACGCGCGTCTACAACGCAGACGCGTACGAATGCGGGCAGCACGCAACGCTGCTGCACGCTGCACTGCTGGGCGCCGCTCAGGCCCGAATCGTTTTCCCGGACGTAGGGCAGCTGTGGGTGACCGGCACCGAACACGTCAGCGGACCGTCCGACATTACGGACGACGACACGACGTCACTGTTCGGCCAAGCAATTTCCGTCTTCTGGACGGTCGCACTCAAACCGATTGAAGGGAACACACCATGACTACACCCGTCGTTCCGTCGCCGCTGGGCGATTACTCGCAGGTGTTCGCCGCGACGCCGAGCGGATTGCAGACCGCCGGCGGTCTCTACATCGCGCCGGCCGGCACCACGCTCCCGACCGACGTCGACGAACCGCTGAACCCGTTGTTCAAGTCGCTTGGCTACGTGTCGAGCGACGGCGTGACCATCTCGATTGATGGTTCGACGACGCCGATCGAAGTCTGGTCCGGCGAACGGATCGGCTCGCTGCGCGACGCGTTCGCGATCGAGTACAGCATGTCGCTCTACCAGGTGCTTTCGCCGCACGTGAACGCCGTGATCTTCGGCGACGGTTCCGTGACCACCGCGGCGGCGACCGAGGAACACGGCAACCGGATGAAGGTTGCCATCAGCTCGCGTATGCCGAAGATGGCGTCGCTCGTGCTCGACGCGTTCTTCGAGGACAAGGCGATTCGTCAGGTCGCCGAGCTCGTTCAGATGAGCGATATCGACGACATCACTCTCGTGCACAACGAGCCGATGGCGTTCACGCCGACGTTCTCTGTGTTCCGCGGACACAACGGCGATCACGTCGTCCAGTACAGCGACGACGGTCAGAAGATCGCCGCGTAAGCCGGCGGGCCCGCGCTCCGGTCTGGTGGGCGGCGCGCGGGCCCGTCTCTACGCAATGCACCCACCAGGCCACCCACCACACCCACCAGGAGAAGAGAACATGGAGCACGACGAGCACCAGGACCAGCCGCAGCACACCGAGTTTCAGCGTGACGAGACGCCGGCCGAGCTGCCAGCGCCTGAGCACGCCGGATTCGAGGGAACCGACACCGCCGAACCGTCGACGTCGGATCCCGAACTGTCCATCGTCGAAGAGTGGGGCGGCGACTACCCGCCCGGTACGGCGTTGTTCTGCGCGAAGTTCGACGCCGACGACTTCGACGCCGACTGGGGCGAAGACGAGTTCCCCGACGGCGCGACCGTCGCGATCCGTCGAGGGTCCGGCGTTCCTCCGCAGGGCTGGATCATCCGGCACGCGCACCTGTCCGACCTCGAACGGACGAAGGCCATCCTCGAGAAGCACGCGTCGCCGGACGCGTTGCGAATCCTCTACAGCCTGAAGGACGCAGCATTCGACGCGTTCGTCGAGGCGTGGGGGAAGGACGGTGGCATGGCACCGGGAAAATCGAACAGGTCTGCGCGGCGATCCGCCAGCACGAGGCGGCGGTAAGGCGTGACGTGATTGCGTTGGGGTCCGGCCTACGACTCGACGACGGACGTCTGTCGTGGGTCGACCTCCACGCCGTCATTTTCGCCGCACCGCCGAACACCGCGGTATTCCACGCATTCGAGCAGGGCTGGAACACAACCGATTACCTGCTGGCACTGATCGGCGACGGAATCCACGACCTGATCTGGCAGAAGACCAAGGACGGCAGCAAGAACCGGAAGCGGCCGAAGCGGATCCCGCGGCCGAAGCGGGAAGGCCAAGACGGCACCGCGTCGACCGGGCTCGGCAAGGTCACCGTGATGACGGTCGAAGAGTTCGAACGCCGGCGAGCTGAGCGGCAACGGCGCTACATCGAGCGGAAGAAGAGAGAGGCGCGGGCGAGCTGATGCAGGGAACCTACTGGCTCACAGTCCTACCGGAGACGTCGAAGCTGCGGCCGGGTATCAAGAAGGCTCTGGCCGGCGTCGACCAGGACGCCACGATCCGCCCGAAGTTCGACACCAAGCAGGCAAAGCGGGCCGGCCAACAGGCCGGCCGCGAACTGCAATCCGGCGTCGAGTCCGAAACCCGTGGCGGGCTCGGCAAGATGCTCCGAATCGACGGGGCGCGCTCGGCTGGGCAGAACGCCGGCCGCGAGATTAACGCCGGTCTCCAATCGGCGAATATCGGTTCGGGCGCCTCGGCGCAGCTGGAACGGAACATGACGTCGGGCGCGGCCGGCCTGGGCCGGCGGTTGGGCTCGATGATCGGTACCGGGCTCAAGGTCGCCGCGGTGGGCGCCGGCACGATCGCCGCGGCCGGCCTGGGCGCCGCGCTGCACGCCGGTTTCTCTCGTCTCACCGCGATTGATGACGCGAAGTTCAAGCTCCAGGGTCTCGGTAACACGACTGAGCAAGTCCAGTCGATCATGGACAACGCGCTTGCGGCCGTGAAGGGTACGGCGTTCGGGCTCGACGAGGCCGCGACGACCGCGGCGTCGGCTGTCGCTGCCGGCATCAAACCGGGCGAGGAACTCACCGGCTACCTGAAACTCACCGCGGACACCGCGGCGATCGCCGGAACGAACCTGGCCGATATGGGCGGCATCTTCAACTCTGTTCAGACGTCCGGTAAGGCCATGACCGGCGATCTTCGCATGTTGGCCGATCGTGGCCTGCCAGTGTTCACGTGGTTGCAGGAGGCGACCGGAAAGACCGGCGAGGACTTCACGAAGTTCGTCGAGGAAGGCGGAATCTCGGCGCAGATGTTCCGCGATGCGGTCGCGAGCAATATCGCCGGCGCGGCGCAGAACATGGGCGGATCCGTCCGCGGCTCGCTGTCGAACCTCAAGGCATCGTTCTCACGCTTCGGCGCCGAACTGTCCGGGCCGATCTTCGCCGGCCTGAAGCCGCTGGCGATCGGGCTCACCGGCGTATTCGATTCCGTGACCGCTTCGATCAAACCTGTCATGGCGGATCTGACCGCGCGCGTAGGGCCGTGGGCAGAGGAAACCGCGGCGAAGATCAAAGCGTGGGCCGACAACGGCGGTTTGGAGAAGATCGTCGCGTGGTTCGGCCGGCTACGCGACACGATCGCGAGTCTGCGCACCGGCGAAGGCCGTTCGGATGCGATCGCGTCGATCGCCGAGTCGGCGAAGCAGATCGGGCCGGCGTTGCAGAACGCGGGGCCGGCGCTGACCGGGCTCGGCGAAGCGGCGAAGTCGTTCGGGCTGGCGATCGCCGCGGTCGGGCCCGAAGTGCTGACGTCGGTTCTGGTTCCGGCGTTGCAGCTGTTGGCCGGCGCGCTGAAGTTCGTCGCCGATAACGCGTCGTGGGCCGTACCCGTGATCGGTGGCCTGGTCCTGGCCGTGGCCGGCCTGAGCAAGACGGCGACGGTGATCGCTCCGGTCGTCTCGGCGTTTTCGAACCTGGCGCGTCTGTTCAACGCGCCGCTGATAATCGCGCAGACCGCGGCGATCAACCAGCAGGCCGCGGCAATGAACCGGCTGTCGGCGTCGCTGGGCACGAACACCGTTGCGCAGAACCTCAACACCGGGGCGCAGACGGCGAACCAGGCGACCACAGTCCGCGGCCGGATCGCGACGCTGGCAGCTGCCGCGGCGAGCAAGGTCGCCGCCGGCGCGCAATGGCTGTGGAATGCCGCGCTCACCGCGAACCCGATCGGACTCATCATCGCCGGCGTTGTGGCTGCCGGCGTGGCGATCTGGGCGTTCTTCACGAAGACCGAAACGGGCCGCAAGCTCTGGGACAAGATTTGGACCGGCATCAAGACGACGTTCGGCGCCGTCTGGGGATGGCTGAAGACGACACTCGCGACGGCGTGGCAGCAGATCGGGCCGTCGGTGATGAAGATCGCCGACGTCGGCAAGCAGGCGTTCGGCGCGTTCGGGAACGCGATCAAAGCGCTTTGGTCGTTCATCCAGCCGGCGATCGCGTGGGTCGGCAAGCTGTGGCTGGCCGTCGGGAAACTGCAATTCCAGGTCGCGATCGCCGCGCTGAAGGCGCTCGGCGCGACGATCGGCTGGCTGTGGTCCAACGTCGTGGTCCCGGCGTTCGCCGGCATTGCGAGTGCGATCGAGACGTGGTGGGCCGGCGCGAAGATCGCCTGGTCGGCGGCGACGACCGCGGCCGGCTGGCTCGGCGACAAACTGTCTTGGCTCTGGCAGAACGTCGCCGTTCCCGCATTCGAGGGCATCGGCTCGGCTATCTCGACGTTCTGGGACGGCGCGAAGAAGGTCTGGTCGCTACTCACCGACGCGTTCGACAAGGCCGGCACCGCGGTAGGTGTGCTGAAAGACGCGTTCGTGACCGCATTCAACGCGATTAAGGACGTCGTGACGAAGGTCTGGGACTCGATCAAGGGCATCATCGACGGAATCCGCGACGGGCTCGGCGGCGTCGTCGACAAGCTGCGCAACATTCCAGGGCTCGGCTCACTGATCCCCGGACATGCGGCCGGCAGTCCCCCCGGATTCGCCGGTGGCCGGCCGGCGACGCTCTCGCGTACGGGCCGGCTCCGCGGTCCGGGCACCGGCACCAGCGACTCGATTCTGGCGATGCTGTCGAACGGCGAAGGCGTCGTGAAGGAATCGGCGATGCGCGGCGGTGGCGCCGCGGTGGTGGCCGCGCTGAACGCCGGCTGGGTACCGTCGGCCGGTTTCCTCCGCGCGATGCTGCCGGGATTCGCCGAAGGGCTCAATCCGGGCGCCGACTTTCTGCGGAACACGATCATGCAGCAATGGCCGTCGATCAAGACGATCGGCGGGCGCCGGTCTGAAGACGGATACGGCGAGCACAGCAGCGGCAACGCGCTCGACATCATGATTCCCGACTACTCGACGCCGGCCGGCAAGATGCTCGGCGACGAGGTGGCCTCGTGGATCGCGAAGAACCGTGACGTCCTGGGCGCCGACGGCATGATCTGGCGCCAGACGAGCTTCGGTTACGGCGGCGACTGGTCGACCGGAAAAGGCATGGCCGACCGTGGATCCGACACGCAGAACCACATGGACCATGTGCATGTCATTCTCGGCAAGGGCCGCGGCGCCGGCGCGCCGGCCGTCCAGGCGGCGTCCGCGTCGTCGCTGACGCTGCCGGCCGGCGGATCCGCGTCGTCGCTCGGCGCCTCGACGTCGGCCGGCGGTGGATCCGGCATCTACCGGGCCGCGACCGACAAGGAGCTCGCAGCGTCGGCGAAGAAGCTCGATTCGGCGACTGAAGCTGTCCGGCAGGCCGAGCAGTCCGTCGACGACCGCACCTATTCGCGCGACAAGGCGCAAGCTCGGCTCGACGAGCTCCGGGCGAAGGGCAAGGACACCGCCGACGCTGAACACTCACTGGCGAAGGCGAACCGCGAGCTCGACGACGCGAACCGCCGGCTGGCTAAGGCGCGCGACAAGGCGACCGAAGTCGAGCAGGCCGATTCCGATCTGCGCAGCAAGGGCGTCGAGGACGCCAAGGCTGCCAGCGGCAAGTCCGGCAACGGCTACGGCGATCTTGGGTCCGCGATCTGGGGTGGTCTCTTGGAGACGATCGGGCTCGACGGTTCTGTGTTCTCGAATCCGTTCGAGTGGCCGACCGTGAAATCTGTCATGGCCGGCGTGAACTGGCTCGGCAAGGCGTTCCTCGGCGACGGTTCGTCTGGCGACGCCGGCGGAATCCTCGGCGGCGTGGCCGAAGCGACGGGCCTCGACTCGCTGGCGAACCTCAATCCGGCGGCGAACGAAGTTGCCGCGGCGCCGGCGTCCGCGGTGGCGCCGGACACCACGACGCACGGCGCCGGCGCCGGCGCAGCACCAGGGCCGGCCGTCGTGATTCAGAACGCCGGCATGTCGCCGGTGGACGTCTCGAATCGGCTCACCGCCGACTTCAACGCACGCACCCGGACGACGAAGGTTCACTGATGACGCAACAGTTTCTCGGCGACGACGACTTCTACTTCGACGAAATCAAGCACCCGAACGACTATCTCGGGAATCCGGCCTATGCGCCGGTCGACCTCGGGCACCCGTCCTGGCAGCGGATGACGCGCTGGGAGGACATGGGCCGGTACGGCAACATTCTGCGTGGCGAGTCGCCGCAGTGGGTGTGGATGCACCCGAACACCAACTGGAAGGTCTGGCACCTGTCCGGGCCACGGGAAGGCGTCGAAGGCGTGGTCCTGGCCGAAGGGCTCGACGGCGTTTTCGACTTGGAGTTCGAACACCGATACAGCAAGGGCCCGTATCTGATCGGCGCCGAGCGTGAACGTACCGACTACATGATGGGCGTCGTCGACTTCGGGGTGTGGATCAATCCGCCGGCGAACATCAACCGGCCGGCCGGCGGTCCGTTCGCGATGCACAAGATCGAAGACAGTTGGCGCCAATCGTGGTCGGACACGGTGCCCGGATTCCTCGGCTGTTTCACACGGATGCACGGCTGGCGGTGGATTCCCGCGATCCAGGGTTCGAAGATCCGGCGCGACGCGCGCAAGTCGCCGACGTCGAACGGCAACCAGTCGACGCTTCTGTCGATGACCGGGCACATGCCCTGGCCGTTGTTCGCGAAACGCGCTGAGACTGAGGTCTGGAAGCCGTCACAGGAGGACATTGCCCGCGACGGCTACGCGAAGCACACGTTCCATATTGCGAACAAGGGGACGTTCGAGTCGGCGCCGAAGTTCATCGTCCGCGGCGGCTCGCGCGACGACGTAACGATCGACGGGAAGAAGGGATTCGGCGTGCGGATCCAAGACGGCAACGAGGGCAAGATGGTTCCGATTCCGCCGTTGCTCGCCAACGACGGCGATTACATGTTCGTCGACACCGACCAGTCGCGACAGACGCTCACGACGGAAAAGGAACCGATCGACGGGCAGATTTGGAAGACGCTGCGACAGTCGCAATTCCTGGCGTTGCTGCTCAACGACACGTTGCAATCGCACCTGCCGGCGCAGCGGCGCATTCCGGGTGGTATCGACTTCGACAACCCGATTCCGCCGCGCACGGTCGCACACATCACCGTGACGCACACGAACCCGTTCGGCTCGGTCGAAATGATCCTGCCGCAGTATTACCGGGCGTCGTGGTCCTAATGTCCATGCTCATGCCAGCCGGATACGCCGGCGCAAGCCCGAAACGCGATCCGATCGCGACGTGGAACCAGGTCAACGCGCGCCGGCGCGTGCTCGACGAAGAAGCGAAGTCACCGTCGCTGTATCGGCTGTGGGACAAGCGGATGAACTACATCGGCACCGTCCACACCCACAAGGCGTTCGACGCCGAAGAGATGCAGCACGACACCGGCGAAGGGACGGTCGTGCTGCGCGGGTCGGACTGGCTGGTGAACTTCCTCCGCACCGACGTGCGGGCCGAAGAGGATCTGAACTTCACCGTCGACCCGTACCCGCACCGGCGCAATTGGCGTTGGCGCTGGGGATTCAAGGTGACCGACGTCGAGGTCGGACGCTCCGAAGACGGCGAAGTGACCGTGACGCTGCACCTGATGCACAACCGCGAGCACTGGAAACACATTCTGTTCGGCGCGACAGTGTTCGCACCGCCGGAAGCTCAGCCGATCAAATGCTTTCTGCTGCCGGCCAACTGTCGGACGGCCGTCGCGACGGCCGGCGCGGCGAACCTGGCGCGACTGTTCAATCCGGCGCTGGCCGTGTTTACGAACCTGCTCAACCCTGGCGCCTACGTCGGCGCCGCGCTCGGGCTCGGCGTGCCTGGGAACTTCTCGTTCCTGAACCACCCGATCCAGATGCAGTTCGTCAACCCGATCACGGATACCAGCCGGCTAACGGTGCTCATGTCGCGCTGGCAGGATGCGCATTCCGTGACTGAGGCGATGCTGCGCGACGCCGGCTGTCAGGTCCGGGCCTATACCTGGCTCGAAGAGGACGAAGACAGTCCACACCCAGAGCTCGCAATGCTCATCGGCGAGCAGCTGGCGCGTCCGCGGCGGAATTGCATCGTGCTCGCGTGCGAGGAACGGGCGCAGTACCAGGGCATTACCGGCCTGTTGCCTGATGGTGCGATCAAGCTCATCGCGGCGACCGGCGACGATCTGATTACCAACACGCTGTTTCCTGAGTACGACGAGAACGGCGACGGCGTAACGGATCCGCTGATCCGCCGGTGGTTCGGCGCCGCGCCGGCCGTTCCGTCGCTGGTGTTCCGCGACGGGCCGCGCTCGGCGATCGTGTCGTCGAGTCACCACATGTATAAGTCCAAGGCGAAACACATCATGACCGGCGGGAAGTCGCCGGCGTGGCTCAACCAGGTTCAGACGTTCCTCATCCGGTACGCGATCAGCAAGATCGCCGAAGCGGTTACCTCGCTGCCGGGTATGCCGGCGCAGCTGGTGGGCTCCGAGGGCATCGAGAACGTCTATCAAAATCAGGGCGACGACGTGTTTTTCGCTTTCATGCGCTACACCGACCCCGCCCGCGAGCTGCGCGCGTCCGATTACGGTCTGCTCGAAGAGTTCGTGCAAGGCAGCGGATCCGCGTACGTCATTGCCTCACCGCTGACGATTCGACAGGGCTTGGAGAAGACGAAGCCGTATCACGCGTTCAAGACCGAAGTGCGCAACGCGCGTCCGCACCGGATCTTCCTCGACTTCGATATGGGCGATCCGGCGCTGTTCGAAATCGACGGGATTCTGTCGCAAGACCACGTGTCGGCGATCCGGCTCCGCGAGGACGAGACGACGCCGAAGACGTTCGGAATCTCGATCGGCGACGACCGCGAATCCGATTCTGGCCTGGCTCGCGTGACACGCTCGGCGCAGGAGTTTTGGAACGGTCTGGCAACACTATTCGGATCAGGGAGCATGTTCTGATGACCACCAGCACCGAGCACGACGACGCGTACGAACGGCTCAACTACGACATTCCGCCGGACCTACAGCCGGCGCAGGAAGCGATCTATCTCATCGACCAGATGCTCGACAACCCGGTCGACATGCACGGCAACCACTACGACCTCCGCTACCTGAAACCTGTTCTGGCGTTTCATCTGGCACGCTGCGGGCTCGGACTCGTCGAGGACCAGGCCGTCGTGAAGCGACGCGAGTACCCGAACGGGTTCGTCGAGTGGGTGGCGCTCGACGCGCCGGATCTGCCGGCGGATCCGCTCGACGGACTGTCTCTGGCCGATATCGCGAAACTGCCGGCCGAGCAACGCGACGCAGCGATCCGCCGGCTGCAAGCTGGGGAGGACGGGCCCGTCGACGATCCCGACGACCGGATTCCTTGGAAGGTACGAACGAATATCCAGATCGACGAAGAGGCGCTGAAATGACCACACCCGGACTCACCGACGACGAGATTGACGACTTCTACGCCAACCACCGGATCCCGACGACCGGCGACGCCGTGATGTTGTACCAGTCCATGCTTCAGGCAACATGGATGGGCCTGGTCGGCGACCCGGACACACCGCCGATGGTCGGCGCCACGATGGAAGCCGTCGACGGCAAGGCGGTAATCACCACAACGGTTCTGATCGGGCCCCGCGGATTCCCCGGCAAGAACGCGCCAATGGTCGACCTGCACTGGCCGGTTCCGCTCAACGAGGACGGCGAAATCGACCTGCCGACCGATTGGGGCCCGGAGCTCAAGAACCATGGGTTCCTGCACGGTGGCCTGGTTTACGTGTGGGACGGCGTGAACGACTTCCACGCAGCGCTACCGGGCCCACAGGGCAAGGTCGGCGCGACGCCGAACATCACGTTCGACTTCGAGACAATTCCGATGGCCGAGCGGACGCCGGAAGTGATCGCCGGCGGCGACCAGGTAATCCGCGGTGGCACACCGGAAAATCCGTACATCAAGATTCGCGCGCTGTCCCCGCAGGGCCCGCAGGGCGAGATGGGTCCGGTCGAGCAGCTGACCAACTACGACCCGAACTCTGCGGCCGGCGGCAAGACCGCGGGTAAGGCGTTGACCGTGCTGCCGAACGGCAAGTGGGGCCCGTCGGACCTGGCGACGAAAACCGTCCTGTTCGGCACGATTCCCGAAGCGGCGTTCGCGAACTTCAGCGGACTTGCGCAGCGCGCGCCGATTCTGGCCTACCAGCTGCCGGTCGTCGACTTCGACTACGTGCTCCGAGTCTCGGGACACTTCAAGAGCTTCGGCGTCGAGCTCGACTCGGATCCGCTCACGATCGGCTGCGAAGTCCGGCTGAACGATCCGCTGTCCGGGCAGTTGATCGGCCGCGGCAAGGGCAACATCTCGAGTTGGACGCAGGTGGGCCCGCACTTCTCCGAGCCGAGCGCGCCGACCGTGGCCGCGGCGCCGGACAACGGCGTCGGGCTGGTTCCGGCCGGCACGACGGCCGTGATTCACATTGCGTTGGTGAACGACGGACTACTGGGCGCGTACATCTTCAACCGCAAGGATGCTCAGCTCGACTGGATGATGATTCCGCAGTAAAGGGGCGACCGATGACGACACCTACACAGAAGAAGCCGTTCGAAAAGCGGTACAAGACCGTTGTCCCCGTGAAGCGGCCGGCCGGCGTGGAACCGCTGACCGAGCTCGGCGCAGTCGACGAGCACCCGGACTACACGATGGCGCGCTGGCTCGGACGGGAATCGTTCGAGAACACCGCGGCCGACGATCGTCTGGATCTTGTCGAGTACGCCGAGCGGCTGGTTCCGCTCGACGAAGTGGATCCGCGGCTGGCCGACATGCTCGGCGCCCCGATCGAAGAGTTCGAGTGGTTCGAGTTCTGCGGGCTGGGCCGGCTCGATCAAGACGCGTTCGACTGGTACAGCGCTGAAATCGTGTGGCGCTGCGAAGAGTGGCTGGCCGCTGAGCGTGCCTATCTGACCGCACGTGACGCCGAGCTCCAGGCCGATAACGCCGGCGGCGCCTGATGGGCGGCAAGGTCTACGACCGCCGGCAACTCACCGTCGACCGCGACCCGCTGAAACAACTCGCTGTCGAGCTCGGCAAGCTGCCACAGCCGGATCCGCTCAAGCAGATCGAGGCCGCGGCGAAGTTCGTCCGCGACTTCCTGATCGACGCGTTCCGCGACGTGACCGGAATCGACCTGTCCGGCTGGGCAGCGTTCATGGACGCACTGCCGGGTTTCGACGCGTCGAAGATCATTTCCGGCCTGTTCTCGGGCTCACTGATTCCGGGTCTGGACGCGTCGAAGATCGTCTCGGGTTCGTTTCCGATGGAACGGGTCACCGGCCTACTCGAAGCGCTGGCGTCGGGCGACGTCGGCGGAATTATCAAGGCTCTGACGGGTATCGACGGTGGCGACCTCGACGACCTCGAAGATTGGGCCGGCCTGGTTCCGAAGCTGGTCGGCGGGTTCCTGTCGAGCTCGATCATTCCCGGACTCGACGCGAGCAAGATCGTCTCGGGCCTGTTGGGCGCCGTGCATATCCCGGAGCTCGACGCGACGAAGATCACCAGCGGGCAGTTCCCGCAAGCGATGGTGAACATCACCAACATTGCGGCCGGCATCGTCTCGGGAATCTTCAATCCTGGGCAGATCCCGGCGATCGACGCGTCGAAGATCGTCTCGGGCACACTCGACGCGCTGGTGATTCCCGATATCACGCGCGAAATGTCCAGCGACGTCCAGGCCGCGATCGACGGTCTGATTAACGCGACCCGCAACACACCCGGCGTGATCGGGCAGGCCGTTTCCGATATCGAAGTCGCACTCGCTCGGATCCCGACGGCGATCTTCAACAGGTTCAGCGGCAACAACGTGGCGCGCGCGTCGGCCGACCAGGCGAACGCAGCAATGGCGGCGCTGGCAGACACCGTGTCGGCGCAGGGCGCGGCGATCAACGCGCTGAAGAACATCCTCGACAGCGCAGGCGGATTCAGCGCGAACGTCGAGTTCCGGTTGCCGGAAGTGCTAGAGCTCGACGTTCCGGGTACCTATACGTACGACTTCCCGGTCTGGTCGAAGGTGCTCGACATTGTGGCCGTGGGCGCCGGCGGCGCCGGCCAAGGCATGAGCTTCGCCGGCGTGTGGGGCGAAGGCGGCAAGGCCGGCCAATGGGCGACGCTGCGACTGGTCCGCGGCGTCAACGTCCCGATGGGCACGACGCAAATTCAGATCACCGTCGGCAAGGGCAATCCGAGCACGTTCGGCGCCGGCAACCCTGGCGATCCGACGGTCGTCACGATCACGGGTTACGGCACGCTCACCGCGGCCGGCGGCGCCGGCGGCAGCGCGTCCAACCTCGACACTCCCGGCAAGTCCCCCGGAAACATCACGTTCGAGGGCGAGCTTTATATCGGTGGCGCACAACAGAACGGGCAGTCGTCGACAGGCAACGCACCCGGTGGCGGTGGCGGTGGCTCGCGAATCTCACTCACTACGGGCGGCATGGGCGGCGCCGGCCGCGCGTGGGTAAAGGCCATGGCCGAGCTGCCGCCGCAGTTCACCGCGCTTGGCACGCTCATTGTTCCGACCTACCGGCTGAACACCGGCGTAGCGCAAACCGATTCGATGACCGCGGCCGGTGTGTGGACCAAAGCACCGCAGGGCGCCGGCAATGTGCTCATCATCCGCGCGAACGCGGCGTTCACCACGTATGTCTATCTGCGGGTTTGGTACGTCGGCAGCACGACCAACTATGAAATCGGGCGAGTCACTTCGGGCGTGAAATCGGCGTGGAAGACCGGCACACTCGCGCAGGCTGTTCCGTTCAACGCGTTCTCGATCACGTCGGACTCGGCTCGCACGTTCACCGTGTCGATCAACGGAACGGCATTCGACAGCTACACCGACACCGCGGCGTCCTCGTCGATGGGCGCCAACTTCCGAAACGGCGGCTGGGGTTCCTCGGATCACAACGTCCCCGGATCCATTTCGCAGTTCGCGTTTCTCGACACCGGCACGCCGGCGCGGATCACGTCGGCGAACGTGCTGCCGTCCGAGACGATGACGGGCACGTCATACGCCAACCTGGCGACGCTGGGCCCGTCCGTCACGCTCAACGTTCCGCCGAGCGGCGAAGTCCTCATTGGGTTTTCGTGTCGCACGTCGAGCACGTCGAGCGGCCGAAAGACGTTCGTCAGCTTCGAAATGTCCGGCGCGAACACCGCGGGGGCTGATGACACGATGGACGCCGAATACTACGTCGCGAGTGCCAACACGTCGGGAACCATGTCGAACGTGATTCATCTCAAGGGGCTTAATCCCGGCACAACGACGTTCAAACTGATGTACCGAACAGATGGGAGCGGCACCGCAGCGTTCTATAACCGCAAGATCTGGGTCGAACCGAAACCGTAGGAGGGACAACCACAATGCCACTGAAGCCAGTCGAGCTCATCACCGAACCGACATACCAGGCAATGCGATTCGACGGCACCGTCGGATCCGCGACCGACGTCGCCTGGGCCGTGCAAGCCGGCCTGGCCAGCCGGCTACTCGTCCGCGCCGACATCGAGGCATTCCAAGAGGGCAACAACCAGCCGGAATGGCGGATGACGCTTCGCCGGCCGGATGACGTCGAGGTCGAGATTTACGCCGGATATTGGATCGTGGCCTGGTCAACCGGCCTGATCGAGGGATACGACGACGCGAGCTATCGCGCGAAATTCACACTGCCGGAAGGGGAAGAGTGACCATGGATGTACCCGAAGTTCGTCAGTGCGTCGATGAGGCGTCGCACATGTTCGGCGCCGTCGCCGTGCGGGCCGGCGTGAACCGCTGGGGCGTGATGCACCCGCAACACGGCGGGCACTGGGCCGGCGACGTCGAGGTCAACGGGTGGCCGGCCGGCGCGTTCGACGTCGAGGCGGGCGAGTGATGGCCGGCGCGAAGAAGACACCGGCCAAGAAGGCGCCGGCGAAGACGTCGGCGTCGAGCTCGACGAGCACCAGGACGAAGACGTCGCCGGCGCTCGCGCGGCGCGTCGCCGACCTCGAACGCGAAGTCGGCGAGCTGCGGACCCAGCTCGACAACATCGCTCGATTCATCGCCGCCGGCGTGGCGCAGCAGCTGCAAGCGCAGCTGATGGCGAATCCGGCCGCGCAGCAGCAGTTGGCCGCGGCGCTGGCCGCGGCGCAGGGCAACCAGTCCTGATGATTCGTCGATTGCTGGCAGTCCTCGACGCGTACGGCACCGATTGGCCGGCGTTCCACGAGGGACACCCGGAAGATCGCTGTCCCGTGTGCGGCGAGGCTGTCAGCGCTCACGTCGGTATCGCGCTCCCAGACGCCGATTGGGCGAAATGGGCGCACCGGCGCGCGGCTGCCGTGGCGCTGATTCTGAGGTAAATCGCTCACGCACCGCACCGCATATGTCGCTATCCGACATATGTCGTGGATGATCGGGATATGGCCGATCGTTTCTTCCCGATGCGCGACGGGACTTACACCCTGTCGTCCGGGTTCGGAGCTCGCTGGGGAACACAGCACCGCGGGCTCGACTTCGCCGCCAAGGACGGAACGCCGATCTATGCGGCGCAGGCCGGCACCGTGGCCTATATCGGGCCGGCGCAAGGCTTCGGGCAATGGATCGTGATTGACCACCCGGCCGCGGACGGCGCCGGCACAACTGTCTACGGGCACATGTGGAACGCGTTCGCGACCGGGCTCAAGGCCGGCGATCGCGTCCAGGCCGGCCAACTCATTGCCTACGTCGGCGCCAACGGGCAGTCGACGGGCCCGCACCTGCACTTCGAAGTTCATCCGACCGTGTGGCGCCAAGGCTCCCAGATCGACCCGCTGCCGTGGCTGCACGGCTCCCGGAATCCCGGCGATGCGCCGGCACCCGCGCCGGCCGATCCGCCGGCGTCCGCTCCACTAGGAGGTCAGCGAATGCAGGATCCGTTCACCGGCGAAGTCTGGTCGCCGAACCGCTCGGTACGGCAGAAGCCGGCGCCGCGGTGGATCGCGATTCACACGCAGGAAGGCGGTCGAACCGCGCGCGATCTGTGCGAAGGCTGGCTGGCGAAGCGTGAGTCTCAGGTGAGCTACCACGTCGCCGTCGACGACCGCGAGATTCTGAAGGTCGTCGCCGAGTCCGACCGTCCATGGGCCGCGGCGAACGCCAACGACTACGCGTTTCACGTCGTCGCCGCCGGCAGCTACGCCGGCTGGTCCCGCGGCAAGTGGCTCGAAACCGACGCGTCCGACGGCAAGAACGAAGACGTCGAGCTGACCAATCTCGCGAAGGTCTGCGCGTGGTGGTGCCAGAAGTACGGCATCCCGGCCGAATGGATCGGCGGGCGAGGCGTGCCATGGGGCCTCGACGGCATCTGTGGACATGAGGACTTCGGCGCTTGGGGCGGGGGACACCATGACCCCGGACCCGGATTCCCGGCCGACGAGCTGATTCGGCGCGTACGCGCGCTGCTCGGCGGATCCACACCGGAACCGCTACCGCCGGCGCCGCCGGTGGCGCTGCCTGGCACGAATCCCGACCAATACGCCGGCGTTCTGCTCTACCGCGGCCGGCCTGGGCAGGATCCGCGACAGGTCCGCGTGCTGCAAACACGGCTGAAACGGGCCTACTCGAAGCTCGACGTCGACGGCATCTTCGGGCCGCACACCGAAGCGTGCGTCCGCGACTACCAGCACTTGCACCCGCCCCTGGTCGCCGACGGCATCGTCGGGCCGGCGACCGCTGCCGCACTCGGGCTGGTGTTCTGATGGCGTACCAAGCACCGCGCAACGTCGGCGACACGCACCCGCTGATCCCGGCGGCGAAACGGAAGCTGGCCGGCAACTCATACGGCAAGGCGATCGGCGACGACCGCAGCGACGTCTACACAGAAGCGTTCGGCGCCGCGCTCATCCAGTACGGCAAGAACGTTCACGACCTCGTGCTGGCCGGCCGGCGACCGGGGCCGGACGTCAACGTCGAGGGCATCTTCGACTGGGCGATTCAGCGGCAAATGGAGCTGACCGCACCGCCGGCGCCGCCGGCGCCCCCGCGCGATCGCGCGCTGGCCTACGTGTGGCGCGGTACCGGCGGCATCATCGGGCAAGACCTCGTGTCGCTGGTGTGCCAAGGCGTCGCCGATCTGGTGGACGAAGTGAATCCACCGTGGGCGGCGACCATGGGCGGAATCCCGGTCGGCGTGGCCGGCGGAATCGGCGATCCGAGCATGTGGTCGGCCGTGCAAGCGACGCTTGCGTGGACACAGACCGACTTCATCGCACGGCACAAGGTTAATCCGAAGATCCGCGTCGTGATCGGTGGCTATTCGGCCGGCGCGATCGCCGCGGCGATGTTCCGCGCGTGGCTGCTCGAAAACTTCCCGGACAACTACGTCTGTTCGTTCTCGTTCGGCGATCCGACTCGACCGTTCGGTGGTGGATTCTTCGGCCGGCCGGCGCCCTGGGGCCGTGGCATCTCGACGATCAGTTACGGCGATCCGACCGACTATCGGCACTGCTGGCTGACGCACGAAGGCGACATGTACGCGCAGATTCCCGGCGGCGTCGTCGGCGACATCATGGACGACGTTTACGAGGAAGTGACCCGATTCGCGTTCCGCGATATCGCTCAGGTCGCCGTGCGGATGCTGAACGCGATCCCCACGATCGCCGCCAAGGCCGGCATCTCGCTACCGGGCGCATTCGCCGCGCTGGCCGGCGGTCCGGCCGGCCTGGTCGGCTACGGTCTGCCGCTTCTCATCTCGTCGATCGGCGGTTTCATCCCGACCGGCAACGCCGACCAGCTCACCGGCACCGCGGCGGCTGCCAAGGCCGCGACGCTCGGGCTGCAATTCCTGTTCGCCGGCACCGCACCGCATATCCGCTATCACATCGACGAGGCATGGACGGGTGGTCCGACATTCCTCGACCTCGCACGCCAACACGTCCGCGACTGGACCAGCCGGCCGGCCGCATAACCCAACACTGAAGGGAATCAACTCATGTTGAGCAAGTATTCGCCGGCGCAGAAGGCGAAGGCGACCGCGGCGCTGCTCTCGTCGCTGGTGCTGTTCCTCGGCGCGTTCGGCGCGTTCGTCGCCGACGTGCTGCCGACCGGATCCGGCGCCGCGGCGGCGATCGCCGCCGGCATCGCCGTCGTCTGCGCAGTGCTGGTGCGCACCGCGACGTTCCTCACGACGTCGGCGCCGACGCTCGACCAGATCGCGAAGAATCTCGACGACACGATCGAGCTCGTGCGCGAAGTTCAGCCGGCGGCGATCCAACCGAGCTATGGCCGGCACGCGCGCGAAGCCGGCGGCGACGCCGACGACGACGAGCCGACGAGCTAGGGCCGTGGCGGCATGGAAGGGACCACGGCACCGTTCCTGGGCATCGGATACGAACATCTCGTTATTCATGGCAACGGTTGTGGTTGTGGCCTACGTGATCTGGGAAATCGTGGGGGAAGCACCGCAAGGAATGGTGACGCTCGTCGGTCTGGCCGGCGGCGCGTTGTTCGGCGCAGTGTCCGGCGATAAGCGCAAGAGGGTTCACGACGTCGAGCTGACCGCAGAGCGGGCCGAAGCGAAGGCCGACCGCGCGGTGGCCGTCGTCGAGGACCAGGACCAGAAGCCGGCCGAGCCGGCCGGCGACGACGAGGGGGTGGCACGGTGACGATCGTCGACGACCTATGGTCCTGGCCGTTCCTGGCCGGCGTCGTGGCCGGATTCCTGCTCTCGCGTGCCTGGTCAATGTTCAAGGTGTGGCAGCTCGACCGGCGCTACCCGCTGCCGGGTGGCCGGCGTCGCGACGTGTGGGCCGCTGCCGCCGTCGACGCGCGCTGGGTGGCCGGCGTCGTCGGCGCCTTGTTCCTGGTGTGGTCGGTAGTCCAGACGCAGGAGAACGCCAACGAGAACGCGCGGATCGCTGCCGAAGCGAAGTCGTTCGCCGCGGCCGTCCAACAGTGCCAGTCCGATTTGATCGCGTCGATCATGGGCAGTCGCAGTGTCACAACGGAAAACGATCTGCTGTCGGTGGAGGAACGCGCGTTGCTCGCTGAAGGGCAGCGGCTCGGTCACGAATGGCTCGGATCGCTGGTGGCGCCACCGCCGGATATCGACCGGCTCGGGCCGAGCGATCCGGCTCGATCGCGCTACTTCATCGAGCGCACGCGCGTCTACTTCGACCAGCTGGCCGATTTGAACCGCCGGATCGAGGCGATCCACGATGAACAGTTCTCGAACCAGCGGACACGGCCGGCGCTGCCAGACCCCAATTGCGGAACCTAGAAGCCGGCGACCAGCGGAACGGAATCGTCCGTGTCGACGGCGTTGTCGAGGACCAGGACGTGTGCGACGTCGGCCGTCCTGTCGAGCACACCGCCGAGCGCGTCAGTGATACCGAGGCCGAGCAAGATCATCGCCGCGGCAATGATGCTGGCGCCGGCGCGCATCCAGGCGGGCCGGCCGTCGCCGTCGCTGGCTGCCATCATGGCCGCGCGGACTTCGGCGTCCTCGACGGCCGTGTAAATCTCAGTCGTCGCGACGGACGCGTGGCCGAGCATCGTTTGTACCGCGCGCAGATTGCGCGATCCGCGGTAGGCCCGCGTGGCGAATCGGTGGCGCAGCTTGTGCATTGTCCAATCGTCCGGCAGCGCGTCGCGACACAGCCGGCCTACCCACCGCGGCGACAGGTGGCCGGCGTCGTCCCCCGGAAACAGGTATCCGGTCGCCGGCGCCCCGTCCGTGTGGCCGGCCGCACCGCGCGCGATGAGCTCGGCGAGCTCGTCTGACACGGGCAGCGTGCGATTCTTCCCGCCCTTGCCGTGCACGACCAGGACGTAACCGTCGAACGATTCGGTGAGGTCCGACGTCGAGACCTGGGCGACCTCGGCGCGGCGCAAGCCAAGCTCGGCGGCGAGTCGCAACATGAGCATGACGCGCGCGTCGGCTGCCATGAGCGCGGCGCGGTACACCCGGTCCGGCGCCGGCCGCGGCGCCGGCGGCGCCGGCTTGATCGACGGCAGATCGGCCGACGGATCCGTCGGAATCCGACCCTCACGACATGCCCAACCGAAGAACGACACGCACGTGTTGCGATATCCGCGACGAGTTTCGCGGGCCCAATGCTCTTGCTCGGCAAAGAATCGCACCAGCGACGCGCCGGTGACGTTCTCCGGTGACACGCCGAGCCCGCGGGCGATCCGGCGAATGTGAGCCGCACGTGTAGCGCGCGTCGTCGACGGGTATCCGGCAGCCGCGAGCGAGTCGAGATAGTCGTTCAAAATTTGAATCCAGTCCTGGGGCGCGGGCACAGGCGCCGGCCCCGGATTGTTTCGTCCGGTAATGGTGGCCCCCTCGGAAATACGAGTAACCGGACTTACATTGCCGTTTGCCGCGGCATCTGAAACGGTTTTCACGGACCTTATTGTCCGGCTAACTACCGCGTCCCGCCTGGGACGATAGCTGTCGGACGCGCTCACGACGCTTTGTCCAGGACCGACCACGGGCCCGGAATCACGTCGCCGTTGCGATCCGAGTCCACACTCACCAGGGACTTTTTTCGCGTAGCTCCTAAACAGAAGGTTGGGGGTTCGAATCCCTCCGGGCGCACTTCTTCATCTCCTGCCGGCGGATCTTCCGGCGGATACCAACCACCATCCCCGTGTTCCAGCCAACTAATCGGAACGCCGGTGGCAAGGGCCCACGCATTGAGCACGATTTTGCGGACGGGCCCTTTTCCTTTTTCAGCGTTGGAGACAACAGTCCGGCCGCACCCCATGAGGGCGGCGAGTTCTTCTTGCTTCAAACCTGCTTCAAGGCGCGCGATCAGCAGACGGTAGGAAAGCCTGCTCGGCGGGATCCGGCCCATATCGAATGCTTGTGACATACCGGCGATTGTATGTACGTCTGTCGCGTACGCGCAATATTGCCGTTCGTCAACACTTGCGAGCGGAAACGGCGCGACGCGCCGATCCTGGCAAACCGTCGGTGGTAACGGATTGCGTGGCAAACGCAAAAGTTCGGGCGTGGCGCATTTTCCAATAGGCGACATATGTCGCTATGTTGGTGCTCATGACCCCAACCGAAACCACAGCCGCGGAGCTCACCGTCTCGGAAGCCGCTGCGGCACATGACATTCCGAAGCGATCACTACACCGCGCGATCGAACGCGGTCAGATTCCCGCGCGACGCGTCGGACCGTTGTTCCTGGTCGACGCCGAAGCCGCGCGTCTCTACGGCGAAGTGTTCAAGGCACGTCGAGCGCTCGACGCCTACACCGGCCGCACCGGCTCCGACAACGATTCCGATTCCGAATGAAGGGCACACTCGGCGCCCTGTGCGGGCTGGCCGGCGACGCTCTGATCGCCGTCGGGTTTGCTCTCCGCGAGCACGATCGCGGGTTCTCGGACTACGAGGCCGGCGACTTCCTGACGCCGGCCGAACCGCCGGCGCCGGCTGACGACCTGTCGATTCCGCTCGGCGACGTCCGCGCAGCACTCGACGACCTGTCCGATTCGAAGCTGCTCAATATCGCCGCGACCATCATCGCCGGCTGGAAACCGATTCTGCTCAAGACCACCGGCGACCTGACCGACGTCGACGTCCTGGTCGACGCTCTGCGCGATCGCGCCACCCAATATGCCGTCGTCGAGTCAGACGACGTTCCGCCGGCTGCCGGCGCCCCGACCAACTCGCCCGAACGCGGCGAGTGATGGACGGCCGGCGCCCCGCTGATACCGGAACGCCGGCCCTGACACCCGAAGGAATAGTTCGAATGTCACACGACAATTTACGGCCGATCTGGACTCCCGACGATTACTGGAAGGCCGTTCGCGAAGCGGCCGACCACGCCGAACACCGCGGCGCGATCAACGAGGATCCGCATTACGCCAGGTCAGCGACACCGCCGGCTGAGCCTCGTCGAGGCGCAAGTGCCCGGACTGTGATTCGCGCGCTGCTCGCCATGGCGTCCGGCGCGGTGCTGGTCGCAATGTTCGTGCTCTGGCTGGCGCCGCCGGTCAAGGCGGATACGCCGGACTGCCTCACGCAGTTCTGGTTGATTCCGTTCCAGTCGAATACGCGCACGATCTGCGACGGGCCGATCCAGCCGGACGGATCCTGGCAGCGGGCCCGCGAGTTCTGGTCGCCGGCCTACACCGCGCCGGCGCGCTCGTCCTGCTCTGGTGGCTACCGCTATTCGAGCTGCACCTACTACCCGGAGCGCTTCGTTCCGCGGAAGTCGGCCGGCGTCGAGGTCTATCCCGTGCGGCCGGAAACGGTACTCCCCGACGAGCCGGGACACATCGGCTGATGCGCGCGTATTTCCGCCGCGGCCGGCACCGCGCCAACAAGTTCAGCCACACCGTCGCCGACGTCGAGCGCTGCCTCGACGCCGAAGCCGTCGAGCTCGACCGCCGGCGGGCAACCGCTCTGGTGCTCGACGGCCGCTGGGCCGAAGTCTGGGGGACCAACCGATGACCACCGTCCACGACGTGAAGATCGAGCCGCGCTGGTTCGACCGGATCCAGCAGTCCGAGAAGTTCGCCGAAGTCCGTTACGACGACCGCGACTATCAGGCCGGCGACCGGATCCGCTTCTGGCGCACGGACCTGCCCGAGTACGGGCACAGCATCGAACGCCGGATTACCCACGTGCTGCGCGGCGTCGACGGGCTCAGCGACGGCTATGTGGTGCTGTCGCTGTCCGACCCTCGACTCGACCAGCTGCGCGGCCGGCTCGACAGAGCGCTCGACGAGAACAGTCGGCTCGCACGCTCCAACCGCGGGTTGCGCGGCGCCAATACGCGTCTGAGGAACGCGCGATGAGGGCGATCGCCGGCGGCGCGCTGGCCGGCCTGGTGATCGGCGTCCTGGTCCTGGCCGTCGGCGCCACCGCGGCGGCATGGATCGCACTGGCGCTGTCGGTGGCCGCGATCGCCACCGGCGCCGCGGACTACGTGCGGACTCACTGATGGCGGCGAACATGGCGCGCGCCGGATCCGACGGCCGGCCGTGGCCGGGATTCACCGTGCGCTTCTGCCCGGTCTGCTCGGCGGAAACCGGAACCCACCGTGAACCCGTCGACGACCACCGCGGCGAACTCGTGGTCTACCACGACCACGACGAACCGGCGACCGGCGTCCGCTGCCGCATGGCCGGCGAACGCGCCGCGATTCGGGCCGTCGCGTTCTCGACGACCGACACCGGCGCAAGTCCGCGGACGACCGCCGGCCGCAACCTGCACCGGCCGGCGGGCTCCCGCGCGGTCGACGAACTGCTCGAACGACTCATCGAACAGGAGACACATGCAATTCGGAATTGACCTGAAGACGGTTCAGCGCGTCGACGAACTGGTCGGTGTCCTCGACCGGTTGACCGCGGCGCTCAACGCGAACACCGCGGCGATCGTCGAGGCGAACCGGCAGCGCGACGACCTGATGAACGGGCCCCGCGGATGACGGCCGTCGGACTGCCACCGCTGAAGTGTGAGAACTGCGGATACGCCGAGCGCTACAGCCGGCAGCAGGTCGGCGAGCGGCCGGCGTTCTGCACGGTTCACGAGCGCTGGTTGTGCGAAGGCTGCCGCGCGTTCATGAACTGCGTCGACGGCGGGCACCGGGTCGTGAACCAGGCGCCGCGCGCCGACGTCACGAACGCCGTCCCGAAGAACGATGGCATTTACGCCAACATCGACGAGGACGTCTATCACGGCGACCACCTGAGCCTGTCGTCGAGCGGCGCACGCGATCTGCTCAGCGGCACACCGGAAGAGTTCGACTTCAACCGTCGCGTTCCCCGCGACCCGAACAAGAACTACGACTTCGGGCACGCTGCGCACAAGATGGTGCTCGGCAAGGGCGCCAAGCTGAAGATGCTCGACCCGAAGGTCCACGGGCTCAAGGCCGACGGGAAACCGTCGAGCTCTCCGACGTCGACGGCTATGTGGCGGAAGGCCGCGGCTGACGCACGCAAGCAAGGTCTGATTCCGATCGCCAAAGCCGACATGGAGAAGGCGCAGACCATGGCCGGCCGCGTGTTTCAGCACCAGGTCGCCGCGCGGCTGTTCTCGAAAGGCGCAGCAGAGCACTCGATCTACTGGCACGACGACGCGACCGGCGTCCGGTTGCGCTGCCGGCCGGACTTCCTGCCCGATCTGAGCCGGCCAATCTGTGTCGATTACAAGACCGCGACGTCGGCGAACCCGAAGCAATTCCAGAAGGCCGTCGCCGACTACGGCTACCACCAGCAGCAGGCGTTCTACGAAGACGGTCTGGCCGAAATCGGGCTGACCGGCGTCGGATTCCTGTTCGTAGTCCAGTCGAAGACACCGCCGTTCTCTGTGTCGGTGTGCCAGATCGACCCGGAAATCGTCGAGCTGGGCCGGCGCCAGAACCGCGTCGCGATCGAGATTTTCGCGCGCTGCATGGAGCAAGACCGCTGGCCGGGATACGAGGGCATTCAGGCCGTCGGGATGGCCGGCTGGGCAGTGAAACAGATCGAAGACCAGCTCGAAGAGTTCGAGCTTCAACCCACCGCATGAGGAAGGCACCAAACACCATGACCAGCAGCGAAATCGACAAGATCGACCCGGACGCCGGCACGCTCGAATGGCTGCCGCCGGCACAGGCGCCGTCGGCTGTGTCCCGCGCGATGCTCCGTGAGCACGCGCAGATGATGGCCGACGCCTACCAGCTTGCGAAGGGCATCTGTGGGGACGGCCGCAACGGTACTGGCCTGATGGTTCCGCAGCGATTCCGCGGGAAGCCGGAAGAGGCTGCCGCGGCGATGATCTACGGATCCGAGCTCGGACTCAACCCGTTGCAAGCTGTCCAGCGCGTCGTTCCCATCCACGGAATGCCCACGCTCGAAGCCCGCACGATGGTTGGTCTACTCAAGGCGCGCGGGTACAAGATCCGCACCGTCGAGCAGTCCGACACCAGCGTGACCGTGGAAGGCGTTGCGCCGGACGGCGAAACGGCGTCGAGCACCTGGACTATCGAGCGTGCTCAGCGCGCCGGCTACGTTCCGACGCCGAGTTCGCCGGACTCGAAACGCCGGCCCGACGTCGAGGACGACTGGGTGACCGTCTCGAAGACGTGGGACGGCAAGGTGAAGAAGTCGGTCGTCGGAAACATGAAGTACATCACCGACCCGCAGGCCATGTTGAAGGCCAAGGCGCAGTCGGAGGTATGCCGCGACCTGGCGCCCGACGTCCTCATGGGTATCAGCTACACCCGCGAGGACTTGGAATCCGAGCGTCAAGACCAGTTCGAGGATCGCCGGCCGGCCGCGGCGCCGGCCCGGACGCAGCGCGTCACGGTCGACGAGATTTTCGCCGAAGAGGTTCCGCTGTCGTCTGACGGTTTCGCCGGCGACAACCCGCCCACCGCGGCGCAGGCCGCACCGGAGCCGGCACCCGAGCCGGACACCCACCAGGCGCCGGCCGGCGACGTGGCAGAGGACCAGGGCGACGGGGCCCCGGATCCGGGCGAACCGTCGCCGGCCGAGCAATCCGAAACGGTAGTCGAGCCTGAGCCGGCGCCCGAGCCGGCGCCGGCGCCGGACACTGCCGCGGCGGCGAAGTCGACGTCGAAGAAGGTCAACGCCAAGCGCTCGACGGCGCCGGCGGCGAACCCGGACAAGCCGAAAACCCGGATGCGGCAAGCACTCGAGAAGCGTCTGTTCGCGCTACTGGGCGACGCCGGACTGTCGGGCGACGCCGACCGCGACGGCCGGATCGCTGTCTATCGCTCGGTGCTCGACAACGACGCGATCGGCTCGACCGACGACCTCGACGACCCGGCGATCGGGAAGGTCGCTGACCAGCTCTACGCCTGGCAGCAGCAGAACGAACTCGACGACAAGATCGCCGGCATTCTCTCGGACGCTGCCCGCGCCGAGTCCGAATCCGTGGCGCCCGCTGCGGATCCCACCAGTGAAGGGAACGAGTGACCATGGGACTGATTCAGGACCAGCCCGAAGACCTGCCCACCACGAACGCGCTCGACGCCATCGTGGACCCCGACGAAGAGCAGGACGGCGAACGCGCCGAAATCTATCTGTCCGGCGCGCACGTCGCGACGCTCGACAACGCGCCGACCGGCGCCGGCGCCCGCGTAACCCTCATGGTCGAACTCGAAGTCGTCGAGGAAGGCCACAAGTACAAGGAGAACGGCGACGTCGAAGTCCCGATCCGGCGCTGCAAGCGGATCGGCGACATGTGGCGCCCCGGCACGCCGAAACCGCCCACGAAGGAGGAAATCGCCGCACAGCAGGCCGCGGCGAAGGCGAAGGCCGCGGCCGAGGAAGCCGCACGCGAGGAAGCCGAACGGGCCGAACAGGAGCACAACGAGCCGCCGATGTTCGACGAGGACGGCGACCCGATCGAGCCTGACGCCGTGGTGGACGCCGAAGTCGTCGAGGACGACGAGGACCAGGACGCCGACGGTAGCAACCTGGTCCAATTCTCCGACAGTTCCAAGGGCTGAACGTGTTTGCTGGCAGCGCTGAGCACTGGATCGCCGAGTGCGAAAAGTGCCACAAAATGTTCCGGGATTCCCCCGAAACTGACGGCGTTTGCCCCCACTGCGGACACGAAAACACGTTCCCCGACGCATGAAACGGGTCGCCGGCCGGTCAAGACGCGCGCCGGCCGGCGACCCCATCCCACCCCGAAAGAAGGCTCGCAATGGGACTGCCGTGGGTACGTCTCGACACGCAATTTCCGTCCAATCCGAAGATCCTGGCGCTGGTCGAAGAGAAGAAGTTTCGGGCCGCGTTCGTCTGGACGGCATCACTGGCCTACGCCGGCGCGCACGGCACCGACGGATTCCTCCCGACCGCGGTCCTGCCGTTCCTCCACGCAACCAAGTCCGACGCGAAAACCCTTGTTGACGTTGGGTTATGGCTCGAATGTATCGGCGGCTGGGAGATCAATTCGTGGGCTGAGTTCCAGCCATCGAACGCCGAAACGCAGGAGCGCAAGAAGCGCGCCAAGGAGGCCGCGCAGAAGGCCGCGCACGCCCGCTGGCACGGCACCAACGGCTCGGATAGGGGATAGATCCGCCATGCGATCAGCTATGCGATCCGCAATGCGTTCCGCATGCGTCGGCGCAATGCGTTTTCGATGCGGTGCTCCGATGCTACGTACGGACGGACGTACGGACTTACGTAGAACCTCACTCACCTTTGGGATGAATCTTGCTGTTAGCCAACGCGCGCGACGAGCAGAACGAATTCCCATCGAAGGTGTGAAGCGATGAGCGTCGAAGCCGGCGACCGGCTGGCGCCGGCGCCCGTCGCATTCGAGTTATCCACAGGCACAGCGGCCGAAGTTCAAGCCAAAACGATGGCATGGATCCGAGCGAACCTGGCCGCGTGCCATGGCTGCGGTGTCTCGCTCGGCGCCGAGGATCCCGAGCACCGGCCGGACTGCACCGTCGAGCCGGCGCCCCTGCTCTGCCACGACTGCGACGCGATCCGACTTCCGTCCGAGCGATCGCCGGTCTGGCGCTTCAACGCCACAACCCGCACGTACCACTGCCCGAATCACCCCACCCACCAGGAAGGCACGAAATGACCATCCAGACGCCACAGCCGGCCGACGCGCGAGCGTCCGCATGGATCGGCGCCCACGAACGGATCGCCGCGGCGCAGAAGCTCAAGGTCGACCACAAGAAGCGCGTCGTCGACCCGCTGCCCGAGCTCTACTGGGCCACCCTGGCCGAAGCCGCCGTCCTGGCTGAGCTCGCACGGGCCGACCAGACGACCGGACTGCACGCCGGCGGATACCTGGTCGACCAGCAGGAACGGATCGAGGAATTCGGGCGACTGGTGGCGCGATCGCGCGAAGCGCGCCGGCACCCGCACCGCGCGGCCGGCGACGAGCTCGTCGCCGAGCACCAAGACCAGCCGACCGTCGAAGGCCAACGCGTCATGGTTACCCGCGGCGAATGGGGCGGGCGCTTCGGACAGGTCTACGCGACGCACCTGGACAACGATCCGCCGATGCTCGACGTCGAACTCGATCCACCAGGCCGGCCGGATGATCCGAATGAGCCGATTATGATCTGCGTTCCGACGGCCGACGTCGCACTGGGGCGGAAGCGCTGATGGCCGGCGAACGCGAGAACGTCGCGATCTTCAATCCGCTTGTCCTGCCGCTGCCGGCATGGCACCCCGACGGGCCCGACGGCACGATCGACGGATTCGTGATCCCGTTCGTGTTCCCCGAGACCCGCGCGTCCGGCCGAAAGCCCAACCGCGACGCCAAGATCGCCGTCGAACCGACCGAGCACGGCTGGCGCGCGTCGCTGCGCAACTGCTACGACCACGCCGAAACCGCCGAACAGGCACGCGCATTCGCCGCCGCGTGGATCCGCGCGGCCGAGCTGTTGGAGAACGTCGGCGCCGGCGCCGAACCGAAGACGCTCGGCGACCCGACACGCGAACCCGGCGAGCCGGTCGCCGCCGAGCACCAGGACGACGACGAGACATGTCCGCACGACGATCTACGTTGTTCGTGCGCATTCGGCAAGGGACACCGCCGATGATCGCCGTCGGAATCGACCCGTCGCTGACCTCGACCGGCGTCGCCGTCCTCGTCGACGGCAAGCTCGCCCACTACGGCCGATATGGGCGACCAGGGCAGAACGGCGCGAGCTACACCACGCGAAGCCGGCGCGTCCGGCGCATGATCCGCGAAGTCACCAAGGCCGCGCTCACCGCCGGCCGGCCCGACGTGTTCGTGATCGAAGAACACCCGTACGCCGTGGGCAACCAGGGCAACGAGTTCGACCGCGCGGCGATCTGGCACGGCATTTACGGCAACCTCGACGCGCACGAAGTCCCCGGCGTCGTGGTCAACAACTCGACCGGCAAGGCATGGGTGACCGGCGCCGGCCGCGCGTCGAAGGAAGACGTGATCGCCGTGATCGACGACTGGTACGCCGGCCAAATCGACCCACCGTTGGCGAAGTGGCGCAAGACCGTTGACCACCCCGACGACGTGGCCGACGCGATCGGATACGCCACGATGGGCGCGTTCAAGCTCGGCGACCCGCTACCGTTCGAGCCGAAAGAACGCCACCGCACGGCGTTAGCCTTGCTGCCGTGGCCGAAGAAAGCCCAGGTCCGATGATGGCCGGCGAGCACCAGCGCGATTGTCCGGCCCGTGTTGGTGGCCGCACGTGCCGCTGCCAGCAGATTCCGCGCGTCGACGAACACGGTTGGCACTACTTGCTGCGGTTCCCCGACGGCACCGTCGCGCAGTGTGCGGGCAACTGGGACGTTGCGCACAAGCACCTACGCGCGATCCGCTCCGAACCGCACTGGCCGAAAGGCGGGCCCGTTCCGACGCTGATCGGCGCCTATCCGCCGAACTCGATCGGCGGGCCCGAAGGCCGCGGCGGAATCGTCTCGCTCGGCTATAGCCCGAACCTGATCGGCTCGATCGACGTCCCCCGAGAAGATTGGATCCCCGCATGAGCACACCAGGACGGCGACCAGTGAGCCGCCGGCGCTCGTTCGACGAGCATTTCGCCGAAATCGAAGAGCTCGGCGCCAAGATCCACGCCGCGCTGCCGGCCGAGCTACGGCAGAACCACCAGATCGACCGAAGCCGGATGACCCAAGGCGCCCAATGCGTCTGCACGTGCGGCACGGTCTGCACGTACTGGGTTGCGCACTTGCAGGACGTCCGCGACCACGCCGAGCTCTGGGAGCGGATGCACGCCGGCGCATCGAACCCGCAACGGATCATGTTCGGACTCGCCCAGGTTCCGGCCGACGAAGCCGGCGCGTGCTGCGGACACGCCTACCGCCGGCACCTGGTCGGGCTCGACGGTTGCGCAGCGTGCGAGCACATCGAACCCGTTCACGCGCGTTGCACCGGCTGGCGCCGGCAGTTTGAAGGGGCGCCGGCATGACGTGGGAACCGATTCTGGCCGCGCTCGGCGGATATCTGTTCTTCGCCGGCCGCGACGTGCTGCGGGCCGTGATGCAGTCCGACTGGATCTTCGGCCGGATCCTGGCCGCGGACCTACGCGCGATCGACCGAGCGCAACGAAGAAAGGCGAAGTGACATGTCCCGAATCTGGGCAGCTCTGCCGCTTCTCGAAGACCCGCTCGACCCGAACGCGCCGGTGATCCCGCCGGACGCGTGCTGGTGGCGCCACCCGCTGGCGAGGAACGAAGACGGTCACGAGCTGATCGTTCGCACGGACTCGACGTCGGACATGCGCGCGGCTCGGCTGGGCTGTTGGGAATGGTTCGACGGGCTCGACGCGCAGCTGATTTTCGGCGTCGACGTGTTCCGCGTGCATCACACGTTCGACGGCGCCCGATCCCATCTCGACGTCCTAGCGCTCGACGTTCCGACGCGATCGCTGGCCTGGCGCAACCTCACCGAACCGGGCGACTGGCACGTCCCGCGCGTCGACGAGTACGTGATTCCGAGCGACGCGTTCGTCCGGTTGCCCTACGCCGTGGCACCGCATCCCGTTCGGCCGTAGCACCACCGCTGAAATTATCCAGGGCCGACGTGTGTCCAACTTGACGACATATGTCGCGTACTGAACAATTGTCGTCATGAACACCGCACCCGCCACCAAGACCCCGACCTTCTCGATCGAAGCGGAATCCGGGACATACGGACCGTTCGACACCTACGCCGAAGCCCGCCTCTACCAGCGCGAATGGCAGCTGACCGGCAGCAGCGTAGTCCCGAACTGACCGCCGGCCGGCGCCCACCACGGGCGCCGGCCAAACCCGAACCCCACCAGACCGGAAGGCCCCACCAATGACCGCGATCGTTCTCCGCTCCGAACTCCACCCAAACGGCCAACTCATGCACCACGTCGGCGACCTCGACGGGATCCGCGTCGAAGCTCACCAGAACGAGCAGGCCTACAACGCCCGCACCGCCGGCGTGTGGTTCCTAACCATCGGCGTCGCCGGCCACCCGCTGCGCTGCCACAGTCAGCACCGCACCCTCTCCGACGCCCGCGCGTTCGCGAACGCCGTCATCGCCGAAGCTGGCATCAACCCGACCCACGCGCAGCTGGTCAAGGCTCACGACTACGTGGAAGCCGGCCCGGTTCTTTTCGCCGACGTCGAGCTCGAAACCGCCGAACCCGCAGATCAGCCCGAGGCCGCGGGCCCGATCGTCGTCATCCCGTGCAGCGCGCAGAAGCTCGACCACGCCGCGCCGGCCGGCCAGCTGTACACGTCCCAGCACTTCCAGCTGGTCTACCGCGCAGCGCGCAAGCTGGCCGACGACCAGGGCGCCCGCGTGCTGATCCTGTCCGCGCTGCATGGACTGGTCGACCCCGAAACCGTGCTCGACCCCTACGACGTGAAGATGGGCGACCGCGGCGCCATCGCGCCGGCCGCGATCGCCGAGCAGCTGGCCGCGATCAACCCGACCGCCATCACTACCCTGTTGCCGCGTGCATACAGGCTCGCGCTGGTCCGCGCCGGCGCCGTCGTGACCGACCTCTACGCCGACGCGGCCGGTATCGGCTACCAGCGCGGCGTCGCGTCGCAGATCCTCGCCAGCCGGCAACACGCCGTCGCGACCGACCCGGCCGGCTACGTCTACGCCGGAACGCTGTTCTGATGGCAACCTCTCGCGATCCGCTCACGGTGACCTGCCCGGTCTGCGCGTCTGAGCCCGGCGTCGCGTGCCGCGCGAAGTACCTTCCGAGCCTGATCGTCGAACACCAAGCGCGCCGCGAAGCCGCGGCCGGCCCGCGTCCGATCCGCGTAATCGGCGACGTGATCTGGCCGTACGACGAACCGCATTAGCGGAACAGGCGCCGCGGCCGGCGCAATAATGCGTGGATGAACCACGCCACGCGCGCCGCCGGCGCCGCAATCGCCGCGACCCTACTCACCGCCCTCACGCCGGCCACCGCGCACGCTAGCGAAGCCGGCTATCTCGCACGCCTCGGCGTCGACTACGGCTACCAGCTCAACGCCGAATCCATCCCCGCCGCACTCGAAGCCGGCCGCGTCCTCTGCGACGAAATGCGCGCCGGCACACCCCGCGACCAGCTCACCGCCAGCGTCTTCCAGGCCATCCCCGGCGTCACCCAGGACCAGGCCGGCGGCATGGTCTTCGCCGCCCACACCGAGCTCTGTCCCGAGACGGGCGAGTTCGACGCGCCCGTGTAACTCGACACGACGCGACATTCGCGCGTAGACGACATATGTGCTCCCCCAGCTATCGTCGGGGGAGCACGTTTGTTTCTACGACCAGGAGGTTTCCTGACATGGCTCCACGCGACACCAACAAGGCCGACACCAACGACACCAGCGCTGCCGACGCCTCGACCACCGAAGGCGCCACAGCCGCCGGCACCAAGCCGGCCGAACCGCAGCGCGTCGTGATCGAGCAGGCCCCCGCCGAGCCCGCCGTGTTCTACGGCGAAGGCGGCATCGTGCCCGGATCCGGCAACGCCACCGATCCCAACAAGCCGCACGTCCAGGCCGACTACCAACCCTTCGAGTGGTGACCTGACCCGGATAGTTCGCGCTGATGGCCGGCGTCCCACGCAACACCGCAGTACGAGACAGGCACCGACGCGCCATCCAACGCGGACACCCGAACTGCGGTAGCGAGCACCACGACTGCGCGCAGAAGCACCCGCACTGCGGAATCTGCGGCGAACCCATCGACTACGAGCTCCCACATCTCGACCCGTGGGAGTTCGTAGTCGACCACGTTGTCCCCGTGGCAGCAGGTGGCGCCGACGAGCTCTGGAACAAGCAAGCCGCGCACCGCTACTGCAACAGCGAGAAGTCCGACCGATTGGCCGACCAGCTGCCCGTCGGAGTCACGTTCGTAACCACCCGCAGCTGGTAGCCCTCGAAAGGACAACCCAGTGACCAACCAGCCACGAGAGTCGGAGTTCGCGAAGCTGCACTGGGTCCAGCCGGCCGACACCAACGAGGAACCATGACCACACGCGAACCTCGACGAGGCGCCAAGCCGCAACCCTGCAAGCACTGCGGTAAACAGATCGCCGTCGTAGCCTCCAGCCGCGACTACGTGCACATCGAAGGCGACCACGCCGGCAAGCACCGCTGCGCCATCGAGCCCTACGGTTTCCTCGCCGAGCCCGTCGGGACACCATGCCGAGCCGACGGACCGAACCCCTGCCTCGGCGCCGACCGATGAACGCCGAAACCATGTGCCAGCACCGCACCCGCCGGCGCATCCACGGCAGCATGTGGCGCCACCCCGCGCCAACCGTCCCACCAGCACCCAGGCCGGGTGACCCCACCGGGCCCCCACGCCGCCACCCCATGGCAT